ATCCTTGAACCACCCATGAAGGATCACGCGCCATTTTGACCGCAGCATCTCTGGGTACGCCTCGGCTTCCTCCACTTTGTGTCTGCGAGCTGCCAAGTTTGACTTACTCGTCACCTGGACAGCTACCGTCTCACCGTTGCCGATTGCCAATAAGTCGATACAGCCGAATAGGTCGTGCTTGCGTTTTGTGAATGCGTTGTAGTGCTCAACAGTCGCAACTGTGTAGCCTCGCTCACGCAGCAGGGCCATTGATCGTGCGGTTAAGTTCATTGAAGAATTCCGGTTTCAGTTGAGACGCCAACACCTGCCCATTCGTAGCTTCCTCGATCTGCAAAGCCCTCTTAAGTGGGATTGCCTGACTCCATTGATAGATGGAGTACCGAGATACACCGAGCTTTTGCGCGGCTTCGTTCGTGCCGCCAAGCATCGCTATTGCCAGCTTCAAGTACGGATTCATTGCTCCTCCAAAAATGCTAGAATACTGCACATTGCTACTAAGCTGCAATAGAGAAAAACTAACGATGCTGTGAAATCTATAAAAATATTTTCCTTGTCAAGCACACGCCAAACCAGCACAATGGCTTCACCAACACGGGAGATTGCAATGTACGAAGAACCAATTCTTGATGACTCTGAAGTGTTTTTCTGGTCTGGCGCAGAACAGGAAATGTGGGACGCAGCTCGCAAAGACGCGCTAGAAGAATATCAATCTATGCCGCAGTCCGAGTTTGCAGACTTCATGTATGACAACCTGGACGACCGTTATTTGGACGTTCAAAACCAGATCGAGGATGCAATCCGCCGCAACCCGTCTGAGGTCATCTGGATTGCCGACAAGCTCCGTGACTTGTTCGTTGAAACCCGCGCAAAGCAGATCGTGTTTGCGTTCTACAAAAAACAAGGATGGGCGGCATGAAAATTATTCAACTTGCCGCATTTGTAGCGTTTGGAGTCATGCTAGGGATTACCCTAGTAGACATGTCAGTGGGAGAGGTATCAACTATCGGGAGGTTTCTTTGGGATCTATTTTGAATCCTGAGTTTGTGTGGACGCCAGCAGCAGCAACAAACGTCCTGAACACGTTCAAGAGGCATGGCTGGGTGCCTCCATCAGAGCAGCAACAGTACGTCAACAAGTGGCAATCATTCAGAGGGAACTATGCAACAGATAGCAACAGCGTTAGTGAAGGCACAACGAAACAAAACACCAGAAGGGAGAATGAGTGAAGCTGCTTTGCTAAAAGAACTATTCCCTGCAACCAAAACAAACCAATACACATCACCAAAAGATATGATGACTAGGTTTATGTCGCATGTTCTATTTGGATCATCTGACTGTTGGTATTGGGTTGGATGTCAAGACAAGTTAGGTTATGGACGGTTTGCATACCCAAACGAAAATAAAGCGCATCGTGCTGCGTACAAGATGTTTGTAGGAGAAATCCCATATGGAAAAAAAGTATTGCACAAGTGCGATACGCGCTGCTGTGTAAACCCAAGCCATTTGTTCATTGGAACTCAAGCTGACAATGTAGCTGACATGGTTAACAAACATCGGAATAAAAATGTTCCTATGTTTGGCGAAAAAAACCCAATGTCAAAGCTAACAAAACAGCAAGTTGATGAAATTAGATTGCGTGTTGCAAACGGAGAAACACAACGATCAATGTGTAAGATTTTTAACGTATCTCCAATGGCAATAAGTCGCATCATTAGAATGGAATATTGGAAATGAACATGAATGTATATAAAGCAATCAATGCCGTTGCAATAGACATTGCTAAAGATGGCATATCAAAAGACCGCCGTAATCAACAACAAGGATATAGTTTTCGAGGTATTGATGATGTTTACAATGCTCTTGCTCCAATTATTGCAAAGCATGGGCTTGTCATTTTGCCAAGATGCATATCTCGTCAACTTACTGAACGCAGCAGCAGTAAAGGCGGGGTGATATTTTCAGTCGTCGTTGAAGCAGAGTTTGATTTTGTTTCTAGTCATGACGGTAGCAGGCACACTGTTAAGACATACGGAGAAGCAATGGACAGCGCAGATAAAGCGACCAACAAAGCAATGTCTGCTGCGTATAAATATGCCGCATTTCAAACTTTTTGCATACCAACAGAAGGCGACAACGACGCTGACGCAACGTCTCATACTATTGCTGCATCTAACGATCCAAAACCCATGTTGGATGCTATGTATGCCGCGGCATCTATGGACGACCTTAAGACTGCCTACGCCCAGGCTTACAAGGTATTCCAAAACAACAAGTCAGCCTTGGCCATGTTGGAATCTGCAAAGAACGACAGGAAAGCTCAACTGATGGAGATTGGCAATGCTAAATAGCCCGTGGCCATTTGTGCCGATGTCTCGCACCACAGACCCGGAGACCAGTAAGCAGGCAATGACTCCACAGCGTGCGGAGACGATTGCAATGAAGGTTCTTAAATGCTTGCATGACACGCCTAACCAAACGTGCCAAGAGATCGCTGACAGCATGCCGGAGGTTCTGTATCGGTCGATCTCACCCAGGCTCATCCAACTGGAGAGAAAAGGTCTTATCCAGCGTGCAGGCGCCAAACTCATCAACGGTAAACCCATGTTGTCTTACAGCATCACACAAACAGGAGTCGAAAAATGTTCCCAGAACTGAAACAGTACGTTCGCAAAGTCGATTGGAAGCTGCCCTATCAAAAGATCGGTGACAACAAGGCACTAGACGACGCCATTGCATCTATCAAGAAAGCAAAACCACATTTGTTTTGGCAAGAACATGAGCTGCATCAACGCAGGTTCTTTGACCAACCTATCTGGCGGTATCCGATGAAATCCTTTGTGCGAGCGTACAAAAAATGAACCAGCGCACAGATGAGTGGTTCCAGGCTAGGTTAGGACATGTCACAGCATCCAGGGTGTCAGATGCCATTGCCGGGAAAGAAACAGCAACCAGACGCAACTACATGGTTCAGTTGATAGCTGAGAGGCTCACCGGCCAGCAACAGGAGTCGTTTACCAACGCCGCTATGCAATGGGGCACCGAAACGGAACCTCTCGCCCGCGCTGCGTATCAGGCAGAACACGATCTTGTAGAAGAAGTTGGCTTCATCAAACACCCGTCTATAGAGTGGTTCGGTGCGTCTCCCGACGGAGTTGTTGGCGATGGTCTGATCGAGATTAAGTGTCCCAACACCACCACTCATCTAGACTGGATTCTTGGCAAGAAATCACCTGCCAAACATCAACCACAGATGATGGCTCAACTCGCAGTGACAGGGAAAAAATGGTGCGATTTTGTGAGTTTCGATCCACGCCTACCGGAGCATTTGCGCTTGTTCGTCGTCAGGTTCCAACCAACACAGGAGGCTATAACCGACCTGGAAAACAAAGTCCGCGACTTCTTGAACGAAACCCAAACAGCAATCAGCAAACTGGAACAAAAATGATTAAGTACGAAATCTCAGCAGCAATCGGCAAATACACAAAAGATGGAGAAGAAAAAACACGCTGGGCCAAGATTGGAACGGTAATGGAGACTAAATCAGGCAAACTCGCCATCAAGCTAGACACTATCCCGGTCAACTGGGATGGCTGGGCTAGTCTGATGGAGCCTCGTCCGAAAGACGACCTACCCTTCTAAAACCTCCAGCGCACGACGGAACAACGCTGTGCGCTGAGTCAACCCGATATCGCCGCCGTTTATCAACTTAGTCATCGTGGCTACATCTTGATTCTCGGCGGCTTCCTCTATCCCCATCGGTCTGCGAGATGCCCAGAACCAGCCAGCAGACAATGCCGCCGCTGTAGGCTCTGCAAGCGCGTCAGGATCGTCGATCAAGGTCAACCCTAGAGCATCCCCACACATACGATAGTTGAGCCGACCTGTGAGCTGTTTTAAGCCTCTACCGCGATATTTCCAGCCGTCACCTATCTCGGTATTACCCAGGCTCTTAGAACCCCAGGAACCGCCGTATAGACAGTTTGCGATGGCTTCCTGATTGGCAGGTCTATCTGGAGTCCGCCCATACCGTTTGGCATCTTCCTCGCTAATCCTGTGCCGACCAAACATCGACAGCAGAGCCTCGACACGGTAGTTAAGGTTCTCGACAACGATAGACAACCCACCAGACTCGTGCCCGACCTGACTCAGGAAACCTGCGATCTTTCGAGGTGTGTCAATCTGGTACAAACCTAGAACATTGTTGATGGCATCCAGGTATTTAGCTGCGTTGACCTCTGTTGCTCCAGTTGATACCCGCAGTTGTTCGAGCGTAATCATTTTTTCAGCATATCCTTTTGCTGCGAACTGTTGGACGATCCAAGCCAGAAGTTATAGACAGAAGCGGTTTCTCGTGCGAGCACCCCGAGAAGCAGCATCATTACGTCAGACCCTGTTAGCGTCATGTAGCCAAGCGCAGACCCGACTAACAGGCCAAAGAACCCAGCAACGGTGACGATGGACAAGATCGCAGGAATCTTGCTACGGGTTGCAACCTGCATCTGGCGGGCAGAATCAGTATTCTTGACGTTCAGCTCGAACAGCTTGGTCTCATTCGCCATCCGAGCAAGTTCACCGTTCTGTTCTAACGCTGCAAGCTCAGACTTTGCTTTAGCAGCGGCCTCCGGGTCAGGCAAGACCCGATCTAGGATCTTAGAGCCGACTTCAAGCAGCGGGCCTAGCGGAATCATCGTCTTTCCCCTTCAGCAGCTCAGCAGCGGTTTTAGCACCCTGGCGTCCAGCGATACCACCAACAGCGCCGATAGATAACATCATCACGTCTTTCAGGATTGATAGAAATTTCTCATCAATCGGGCTGATGTTCTCCATGTCATGCTCGACAAATAGCACGCCGAGGATAATGGAGACAACAGACACGACAAGGAT